ATAAGATGGACCGTAACTATATCGGTGTTGATATATGTCACGAGTTCATGGAAGATAACAGAACGACCAAAGAACTTCTCTACGAACGTAAACGAGGACAACTTATCGAAACGTACAATAACTGGATTCTGCTGTTCGAACAGAGTTCAGAGAGTGTTCCTACCGTCAAGGATGAGTACGCTCACTTTACGATCACGTCTCCACCATACTGGAATTTAGAATACTATGGTCCTGAAAAAGAACAGCTTGGCACAGACAAGACTTATGAGGAATTCTTAGATGGTATGCAACGGGTCATTAAAGAGAACTACAGGGTATTGAAGCCGGGTGCTTTCTGTGCCTATTTTATCAATGACTTTCGCAAGAATAAAAAACTGTATCCCTATCACTCACATATCTATGATCTCCTTGAGAACGTGGGCTTTGAGGGGTTCAACATCTACATCGTTGATCTGGGAGCGACCGTAAATCACATGTTTGTTCAGGATATAATCAACAATAAACTGTTGCCTAAACGCCATGAGTACTGTGTGCTTGTCAGAAAGCCCGGTCCTGATTGGTGGGAGAAAACGAAATGACCGATATAAGATACCGTAAAGGGGATAGAAAATTCCCTGAAGACTTGATAGAGACGAAAGAGGAAGGAGACGAAGTGACAGACACAAACGAAGAGGAAATCAATGAAAGGTTTCCAAACAAAAAGGCTATCGATGAAAAGTTTGAGGACTTCCTGTTTGAACTCTGTGCCCATATTCAAGTAGTTGGGGGAGTAGGTAACCCTGATACATTCAGGAAAACGTCTCTCGAAGATGCATACAAGCACCTGTATCCAAACAACATTATCATAGGCTTTAGAAATACAAGAATGAGGGCAGAATATCAAATAAGCCGTCAAATGCTGGGAGGTATATGAATGATAATTAATAGGAATGATCTGATTCAAACTTTAACAATCGCTCGTATGGCTGTTGCAGGAAGTGATCATCTTGAACAGCTTGGGCACTTTATCTTTGGGGGCGAAAATCTAATCACGTTCAACAATCGCATCTTGATTTATTATCCATACCAAACAGACTTCCAGTGTTCAATCAGGTCTGAATTGTTTTACAAGCAATTACAGAAGTTTGATTCCGAAGAGGTTGATATCACATTGAAAGGCAACCGTCTTGAAATCAAAGGTATCGGCGAGAGTGAGGTCGCAAAGATTGCGGTCAAGCTCAAGCAGGACACTGAGATTTTTGAAGTGATCGATATCATCCGCAAAGAACAGCTTGAAGCTAAATATTCAGCCGTCCCTGAAGACTTTATAACTGCAATCGACTTCTGCTCTTACTCAGCATCGAAAAACGCCGCTGATGGAACCTTATGCTGTATATGTATCAACCAAGACAAAGTAATCGCGTGTGATAATTACCGTGTAACAAAATACAAGCTCAAACACGCCATGACCGAGAGTGATACCCTTATTGATGCACGTATAGCCAATGAGATCAAACATTTTAAAATGACAGAATTCTCTACTGGCGAAAATTGGTTACACTTCAAGAATGATAAGGGAGTAATCTTTAGCGCGAGACAAATCTTCGGTGACTATCCTGACCTTGTACCTGCCTTTCAAGTCAAGGGTGTACGCATCGAATTACCAAAGAACACCTCTGATATCCTCGAATTTGTGAGTGTCATTACCGCTGAAGATCAACAGCTTGAGAGGAAAGCGGACATCGAAATCAAAGATGGTCGTATCACCGCTCAGGTTGTCAAAGATTCAGCGAGTGCAGAGAAGTCGATCATATTGGATGCGGAGTATGAGAATCTTGAAATAAGATTTAGGGTTCATATTGAATTTCTAAAAGCTGTTCTGAAACACACACCAATGATGGTCTACAGTGAAGAACTGAAGAAGGTCAAGTTTAGAACGCAAGACTTTCAGCATGTGATTAGATTGACTCCTGATCCCAATCAATCAAGAATCGTCAATCAGCAGAGTAGTGATAGCGGTAAGATTCCATTCTAAAGGAAGAAAATTGTTGGGAGATTTTTTTGATAAGGAGATAAAAAATGATTCAGAAAGAAAAAATGTCGATGATGCCTCCAATAGAACAGGAAGTAACAAGTCTTCGGTGTTGGATAGGAAGTGCGTACATTGAAATAAACCATTCACCCCCAGGATACTCAATGTATCCTCATTATGCAGATACAGAAGCACCACCGGGTTTACCAAAGGAACAAAAACCTTAACTAATTACTGAAAAAATCTCCCAACGATTAATAATCCGCTGTCATAAATCCTTAGAGGAAGATAATGGAAGGGTTTTTCACAAGAGAGCAACTGAAGAAGGTCGCGTCAGTACACATTGACAAGACTGAGACGGATTGTCTTAGGTGTGGTCTGTATGCTAAATGCGACTCGCCTAAGATGAAATATCATGGCGATGGTCTGCTCAAGTGTCTACTGCTCGCAGAAGCACCTGGTCCCCAAGAGGATAAATATAATACTCAACTTATAGGGCCTACCGGGGACTTTCTGAAAAAGAAATTGCTGATCAAAGGCTTTCACCTTAAACGTGACTTCTATAGGATCAACGCTGTCAACTGTAGACCTTTTAACCCCAAAGATGAAACTAATCGTACTCCATCACCCAAGGAAATAGAATGTTGTCGTCCTTCAGTAATGAAAACGATAGAAGAACTGAAGCCTAAGTTCATCTGGGTCATGGGACAAATAGCAGTTCAATCTCTCTTAGGAGAAGACTTTGACAGTACTGCTATTGGTCAATGGAGAGGTACGATAATTCCTGATCAAGAGTTGGGTACTTGGTTGATGCCCATGTACCATCCCTCATACCCTAACCGCGATCCTAAAAACGCTAACCTACAAGCTTTCTATGGTCATGATCTTGCTCGTGCGCTTAACCATATGCAACAGGAGATGAACGAAGACTTTCCTATATATGGAGACGGACAATCAAAAGTCGATATCGTTTATGACTACGATCAAATTCTATCCTTGCTTGAAAACATCCATCATGATGAGGACTTAGTGGTGGTAGACTATGAAACTACAGGTCTAAAGCCCTACATACCTGGACATCGAATCGCTACAGTATCATTGTCTTATAAAGATAGGGCAATAGCCTTCCCATATGAGTACGGATCATTCTTTTCTCAGAAGCAACGACTTAGAATAAAGCGTGGTCTACGACAGATATGGAAGAACGAGACTTTAAAAAAGGTCGCTCACAATGCGAAGTTCGAACATATCTGGACAAAGAAGATACTTAATTGTGAGCCTGCGAATTGGTATTGGTGCACACTTCAAGGCGCACACATTCAAGATAACAGACAGAAATGGAATTCACTTAAATTTCAGACGTACATTAACTTTGGACAGAAGACTTGGAGTGGCGATGTTGATGGATATCTCAAAGGCTTTCCCTTCAACAAGGTAGATCAAGCTCCGTTAGATAAATTGTTACTCTACAATGGACTTGATGTTCATTGGACTAAACAACTATTTAAAACGCAAGAGCTATTCTACAAAGATAATCCTAAAATGAAGAAAGCTTTTGACCTCTTCAATGAAGGAAGTATCGCACTCGCTGATATTCAAAGTAATGGAGTCCCAGTAGATGAGGAGTATTGTCATGCAGAACGAAAACGCTATCAAAAGAGGATCGATGTCATTGAGAGAAACATTTACACGAGCAACGAGGCTCAGCTTTTCAAAGAAAGCACGGGCAGAGATTTGGGGATCAAAGATAAAGATTTCTCGGATAACGATCTACGAATTTTATTTTACGACATACTTGGTTACACTTCTGCAAAAACGACAGAAAAAGGGTCAGTCCAATCAGTGGACGAGGAAACTCTTACCAATTTTGACGACCCGATTGCTAACCTTATACTTAAACGTCGCAAGTTCAGGAAAATTGAGGGAACATATCTCGCCCAATTTATAAGAGAAACAAACGACGGAGTAATGCATCCCTTCTTTGATCTGATAGTTCCTGTATCTTATCGAGGTTCATCGAGTGGCCCTAACTTTCAGAACGTCCCCAAGCGTGATGAACAAGCGAAGAAAGCAACCCGCAGAGCTATTATCCCCAGTCCTGGTAACCAAATTTTAGAGTCCGACTTCTCAGGTATCGAGGTCGCTATCAATGCGTGTTACAATCAAGATCCCACATTGATAGCGAACGTTACCGATCCTGAACAGGACATGCATCGAGATTCAGCAGGCGATATCTGGCTAATACCGACTGATGAGGTGCAGAAGAAACTCAGGTTCTACGCTAAGAATCAATGGGTATTCCCTGAGTTCTATGGAAGCTGGTATGAGCAATGCGCTAAGAATCTCTGGCGTACAGCTAACCGTGAGAAGTTAGAGACAAATTCAGGCAAGCGGGTCATTGACCTCATGAAAGCAAGAGGTATCCTCACTCTTGAACATTTCACGGATCATTGCAAGATGGTCGAAAAGAAGTTCTGGGGAGAACGCTTCAAGGTATACGCTGAGTGGAAGAATACGATTCAAAAAATCTACCGACAACAAGGATATACCGAGACGTTTCTTGGGTTTAAATTTCAAACGTACATGGGGAAGAATGAGTGTACAAACTATCAATCTCAAGGGACAGCTTTTCATATCTTGCTATGGACTTTGCTTAACGTTCAAAAAGAGATCAAGCGTAAAGCATTGAAATCAAAGATGATGGGACAGATTCATGACTCAATGGTCATAGATGCTGTGCCTAACGAAGTGCACAAGTTAATCAAGCTTATTAATCATTACGGGACGGTAATGACACGCAAAACATTTAAGTGGATATCAGTCCCACTCAAGATCGATCATGAGTTGACAGAGGTTGATTGTAGTTGGTATACAAAGAAAGAAGTTAAGTAGAAATGAATAAATGGTTTAAGAAATTCTGGAAAGAACTCAGATGTAAGCATAAACGATTATTGCCAATATATCATTCTTATAAATGTTTGGATTGTGGTAAAATCATAACAGAGTAATACAATTTCGACCGCGTAGAGGGGACGTCAATAACGTTCGTATGAAGAAAGGTGGTGAAGTAATATGCCAGATGAAGGTACAGTAGATCATGATTTTAGTCATGATGCATGGTTAGAAGTGGATGGTAATCATATGTATGTTCAGAGAACCATTCTATATAGCCCCGATAGTATCTCATTTCCTGAGAAATACCGTCGGAATCTCCCTTGCGTTATCCAGATCAGAGCAACGATCAAACGCGGTGAGAATAAGGGAGAGCTAATGTATCCAGACCTTTATGTACTTCGAGATCACATGCTCCTCACTAAAGAACTAAAGAAGGGCAAGAAAGGGATTCAGAAGGGAAAGGTAGATGGGCGTATAATTCCAATTCAAGAGTTGGAAGCATACAAACCTGGACACAAGTTGGTTTAACCCTTAACAGACGGAGGGCAAGATAGATATGCCATTACATCTTAGTTATAGACCTGGTACTATAGGAGAAATGTACGGGAATAATACTACCAGGCAAGCGATTGAAAATGATTTCGCGGCTGATAGTCCCCCTAAAACTGCTCTTATTACAGGACCTGCTGGCTGTGGGAAAACCAGCTTGGCGTATATCATTAGAGATATGCTTGATTGCACGCCCAGCGGCTTCCATGAGTTCGATGCTTCAACAGACCGAGGCATAGATAAGATCAGAACAATCAAGGAAGAGGCACAGCTACTCCCTATGACTGGCGATAAAATAGTTCTATTCTTTGATGAGTGTCACCAAGTCACGTCTGCCGCTCAAGAGGCTATGTTAAAGCTTCTTGAGAACCCTCCGTCTCACGTCTATATTATTCTTGCAACAACAGAACCTGAGAAACTTAAACCATCAATCATAAGGAGATGTTCCCAATACGCGGTCGGACCCCTTACAAGAAAAGAGATGATGGAACTTTTAACGGACATCACTGTCAAAGAGAACAAGACATGGATGTCAAAGAGGCTTCTCAGCAGAATCTTTAGGGTTAGTTGGGGGAGCCCTGGCCAGGCAGTTAAACTGCTTGGTCAGGTTCTCGATATGAATAGTGAAGAACTCGCCATGAAGATCGTGTCCAATGTCACGTATGATGAGGCTATGGTAATCGATCTTTGCAGAACGCTTGCAAGTAAAAAGGTTACGTGGGAAAAGAAATGGGAAAATATTAGCGGCTTGCTTAGTGCATTTAAAGGTAACGCGGAAAGTGCAAGAATGGGCATCTTGTCCTACTTCGAGAAGGAATTATTGCAACGCCCCAGTTTTGTGATATTCACAGTAATGCAAGTATTCACATCCACAATAATCTATACGGGCAGATCAGGACTAACTCTTGCTTGTTATTTAGCACTACAACATTTCCGTAAAGAGGAAGAGAGGCGACTAAAGGAACAGCAAGATAAATTTAAAAAGAATGAGAGAAGATAATTGTTGACCCCAGTGTTTCTACGTGCAATTATGAGGTAATTATGAGCGAAGACGAAGACAAATATGAATTTGAGGATGATCTTTTTATTGACCTCAACCGACTCGAATGGGAAGTTGCACGTCAAGCTAAGCTCTTTAATAAATGGGCTAAACGTTGGGCAATCGCTGCGAAACGCAGAGATAGACTTAGCGAGAAAGTTAAGTCCACTCGAAGTGACACCATCACATATCTCAGGAAGAATTATCTTCAGCATGACTTTATAAAAGAGCCAACCGCTATCCACTATGAAGCATACTACCGTACCGATCCATATTATATTAAAGCAAAGGATCTTTATATCGCAGCAGAAAGCGAAGTCAATATGCTGTACATAGCCATGCGCTCGTTCGAACACAAAAGGTCAATGCTCGATATAGAACAGAAATTGTATGCACAGGACTACTTCAGCGTTCCCTATGATGTCCCCGAGTTCAGAGAGAAATCCCAAAAAGAAATGTCGGAAGCTCAGGATGAATCGTTAGAGGATACTAATCGAATACCTAAAAAACTTGTAAGGAGGTAGTAAGAAAATGGACATACCGACCCGTGTAAAAGGTTTTAGAGATCACGCAAAAGATACGGTTGACGACTTGCAAAAGGAATACGAGGAATCTTATGCAACTAAAGATGATAGGGGCTTTGCTCTTGGTTCAATTTTTGATATGGAAGTCATTGCAAAATTGGGAATAGATATATGGCGTCCTGATATCGGTGAACATGTAATCGATGTCATTCCATTCTATGCCGGTACACAACATCCCAATAAAGCTCAAGGACTACTGACATATAAGGTAGATTTATGGGCGCATCAACGCATCGGCTCGATGAATGATTTTTTCATCTGTGCAGCAAGCACATGGAAGCGACCTGATCCTATCTGTACGTACATGAAAGCCAACTACATTGAGGACAAAAAACAGTATAACGCAATCAAAGCGTCCCGCAGATGTGCTTACCTCATTTGGTGCCATGACAATCAAGAGCAGATCGACAAGGGCATTCAGATATTTGAGGTCGCCCACTTCTTTTTTGAGAAGAAGGTTGCTGAGATCGCAAAGAAACCTCGTAGTGGGGGATTCACCGACTGGACTCACTACGATCATGGAAATCATGTTTACTGGAGTATTGGTAAGACGGGAAAGTATGAAGATCCTACGGGAACTAAGCGTGATAGCATAGAGTATACCGCTTTCCAGTTGCTTCAGAGAGAGACACCAGCAATCCCTGATTTTATTCTTGAACAAAGTTTTGCCCTTGATGAAGCCATCAAGATGCATCCCACTGATGAAGAGGTTAGTCAAGCCTTCTTCGGTACGACCACAGCTCCTGATGATGCACCATCACCTACCGAGCAAGAGCGATTACCCAAGAAGACAGCCCTTGAACGTGCGCGAGAGAACGCGAAAACACAACCTACACCTCCTGTTAAGCAACGTGAAGCTAAACCTGATGATGAACCCAAAAGATTCCGTCCAGTTACCCCAAAACCTGAACCTGAACCTGAACAGACTGAGGACAATGCAGTATTGATCAAAAATCTTGTCTGTGAAGAATGTGGCGAAGATGTCTACGATACTCCCTCAGGGAAAGTATGTGCTTCGGGTCATGAAAGTATCGAGGGTATTGAACGTGCCACTGAACCTGCACCTAAGAAGCCTACACCAAGTAAACCCAAAGAAGCACCCGCAGAATCTAAACCAGTAG